GATATGAATAATCAAGCTCCTGTAGGAACTACTCTTGCTTTACTTGAAAGAAACATGAAAGTTATGAGTGCTGTGCAAGCTAGACTTCATGCTTCCATGAAAAAAGAGTTTAATATCCTAGTTGGCATAATTAAAGACTTTGGTAATCCAAGTTATCCATATGAAGTCAGTGATGAAGAATTTATAAAGTCTGAAGACTTTGACGATAGAGTAGATGTTTTACCTGTATCAGATCCAAATGCAGCTACTATGGCACAAAGAATAATGCAATATCAAGCAGCATTTCAATTAGCACAATCTGCACCGCAGATGTATGATATGGAGGAATTACACAGACAAATGTTAGAAGTTTTAGGCATTCAAGATGTAGATAATATAGTTCCTGAATCTGATGATATTGATCCAGTAGATCCTGTATCAGCAGTTCAGAATATTATTAATAATAAACCAGTAAAAGCTTTTGAACATCAAGATCATGACGCACACATACAAACAGTGGTTGCTGCACAACAAAACCCAGAGATAGTCGCTTTAGTGCAGCAGTCGCCTTTAGCTAATAATATATTAGCTTCAGGTTCAGCTTATGTAATAGATCATTTAACAATGAAGTTTAGAAATGAAGTAGAAAAAGAAATGGGTATAGAATTACCACCACTAGGCGAACCTATCCCTGTAGATATTGAAAAACGAATATCAGAACTTGTTGCAGAAGCTGCTCAGAGAGTTGGAGTAAATGCTCAACTTAGAGAGGATCAAAGAAGAATAGAAGAGCAACAGAGAGATCCAATGCTTGTAATGAGAGAAAGAGAAGTTGCTGCAAAAGAAGCAGAAGTACAGAGAAAATCTATTGGTGATCAAGCTAGATTTACATTAGCTGCACAAAAACAAGCAGCTGAACAAGAATTAAGAGCTATTGAAGCAGCAATAGAAAGAGATAGATTAAAAGCTGAAACTATCTTAGAGGGTATGAAAGTTGGTAATGATATTGCTAGCACCTTGCAAGAACAAGATCGTGAAAGCAAAAAGCAATCTAAACAAGACTTTAAGTTAGGGCTTGACATAGCAAAAGATATAGTTAAAGATATTCAGTAATGAAGAGTGTGCAAGTTGCAATCAAAGAGCAATCACTGTCTGAGTATCTTAAAAAAACTCTACGTAAACATATGAATGAACACGCAGATCATATATCAACAGGTAGTTGTAAAGATCATGCAGACTATAAATCTATGTGTGGTGTTATAAATGGATTAGCTATTGCAGAACGTGAAGTTTTAGATTGGCTAGAGCAACACTCCAGAAAATAAATATTATGAGTGACGCTGTAAATATAAAACCTGAAAGTGTAGCAGAACCTAAAGTAGATTCTAAAATTAAAAGTCAATTACCTGAACCTAAAGGCTGGAAAATTTTAGTAGCTATGCCTGAAGTAGATGAAAAAACTGAGGGTGGTATTGTAAAAGCTACACAAACTATTAGAGATGAAGAGGTCAGTAATATTTCTGGATATGTATTAAAATTAGGTCCAGATTGTTACAAAGATAAAAATAGATTCCCTAGTGGACCTTGGTGCAAAAAAGGTGATTGGGTTGTTTTCAGAGCTTACTCAGGAACTCGCATGAAAATGTATGGAAAAGAGTTTCGTTTAATTAATGATGATACTGTAGAAGCAGTTGTCGAAGATCCAACAGGAGTGGTA